AGTTACTCCGAATGTTAAAATTTAAACCCCCAAATACTGCGGCAAGATGAACAATATGCGTTGGTTTGATATTTTGAAAACATTTTTTCACTTCTGAGAAAATCCGCAGATCTGTTTTTGAATCTAGGAAAACCCATTCGTCGGGTTTTACAATTTCTTTTTTTAAAGCGCTCCCTACTAACCCGGAACCACCTGTAACTAAAATAATACGTTTATTACTCATGTTTTTCTTACATTTAATTTGTTTAATTCGTTTAATGACGGGCATGTCAGCGTAAACGATATAAAGGATTGAGTGTTTTCGAAAATGGCAAATATCGCTGCGGTTATTATGGTAAAAAACGAAGAAAAATTTATTCACACAACCCTCAATAGTTTAAAAGGGCAAGTTGACGGTTTGATAATGTACGATACTGGATCGACAGATAAAACAATTTCGATTTCGAAGAAACTCGCGAAACAAAACGAGTTAAATTTCCACCTATTGAGAGGCGAGTTTGAAGATTTCGCAACCTCAAGGAATCGTCTATTGAGATTTGCGGACACTTTCGATTACGACTACTTGCTTTTGCTCGACTGCAATGACGAATTAAAAGTTTCCAACTCATTAAAAGAAATTCTTTCTGACATTGATGACATTGATGACATTGACGTTTTCCATGTACAACAAAAATGGTTCATAGGCGGTACAACAGACACATTACAATATTATAGTGCTCGATTGATAAAACCACGCAAAGGGTTCGAATATGAAGGGGTGGTCCACGAATTCTTGAAAACAAACGGTAAAATTACCAAACTTAATGCGGACGATGTCCATATTTATCAAAATAGGGCAAATGGAGACGATAAGTCGTGTAAACGATGGGAAAACGATCGTGTTTTACTTGAAAGAGAGTTTCTAAAAAGTCCTGCAAATAGCCGAACTCAATATTATTTGGCACAGACATATGATTGTTTAAACATGAAACTGGAGGCTAAGAAAATGTACCAAGTACGGGCTGACAATGTTGAAGGGTTTCAAGAAGAACGGTTCCTCGCAATGATGAGAATAGGAAGACTATCGGAAGAAAAAGGGGAAAAGATTAAATGGTTCTATAAAGCGTATTTTTGTGATAAACGAGCTGAACCGTTGGTCGAACTCAGTAAAATATTCAGAGATGAAAAAGACTTCAAAATGTCTTTTTACATTGCAAAGATTGCGTGTTCCTTAGAATACCCAAATCGAATTTTCCTGGTAAATAAAAAATGCTACGATCACGATAGATGGCAAGAAATAAGCATTTCATCTTTTTATATAGGAGAGCTTGAAGAAGGAAAAGCAGCGTGTTTAAAATGTATTGAAAGTGGGTATGAAAAAACCCTTAATGAAGATAATTTAAAATTCTACAACTGATATTTTTTCAGTTCATCTGATATAAATGCGTCTATCTTGTTAAACGGAACAGTATAAGGGACAACAATTAGTTTGACCCCGTTTTCTTCACATAATTTTTTCTTCATTTCATCCCTGTACTTCATATTATAGTACGCGTCTTTATTGTGGTGGAAATATGGAATGTACTTGTAGTGTTGTTCTCCGTTGTATTCAATGGCTATTTTAAGCTCGTCACAATAACAATCAAGTTCTAGGTTTTGTCCACTAACAGAATTTTTCATAAACATAGGACGTTCTTTTGGAAACGGCTTTCCAGTAAGACTTTCGGCAGCTCTCCTGCATTCTGATTCACCCTTGCTTTCAAAAGGCTGACGAGGTTTTGACGGTTCTACATTTTTGAATTTCTTTTTGAAGAGATTCCACATATCTGCTGTGTGGTCAACATACGTTCCACTATTGTTTGAAAATATATTTATGATAAAAACAATTAGAAGAACAATCAACGCAAATATGAAGAACATTTTCTCTGAATAAAAGGCCATTTTTGTATTCAGAAAATTGATTATTTTATTTTTCAACAAGACAAGATGACAAGACAAGATGTCCACTTTAAACTTTGATTTCATGGATGATAGTTTTTTTAAACAGACACCTAGCCAATTAAAACAAATTGGGGAAGTATTTGACATTCATCCAAATTTGTTCACGTTAACTTTTAAAAAATTAACCGAATATGCGTCAAAAGCTAAAATATCTCTTCCATCAAATTCGAAAACAGTGACCATAAAAAAAAGAATTAAGATTATTTTTTGTTAGGGCCTCGCCGGGCCTCGTAAATGTTAGGGCCTCGTAAAAAATTGAAAAATATTCATTGAGATTTCTCAATAAATAAAACATGAAGAATTGCGGCTGTAAAATAAAAACATGGGCGTATACAGGGAGACCTTTTGAGTCATACGATAAATGTTGTAAGAGAGCTGGGGGTGTAATAATACATGCGAAAAAAAAACAGGTTTTAATGGTGCAATCACGCGGAACCTTTTGGGGATTTCCAAAAGGTTCCAAAGAAGGAGACGAAACACTGCTTGAGTGTGCAAAACGTGAAATTTTAGAGGAAACATCTATTGACTTACCAATCGAAACTGAATTTCTCTGTCACAACCGAACACGTTATTACATCAAAATAGTAGACTCAAAGCCTAGAATAGATATAGAAAAAATCAAATCTATAGAATTCAACGACTGTACTGGGATTGCATGGGTTGACATAGATTGTCTAGCGGGTTATAGCAAAGGCGATTGTAGCTCTAGCAAAATGGTATTAAATTCTTCTGCCAAAAAAATCATTTCAAGAATCATCAAGAATAATTTGATTTAAAGAATTTCCATTCTTTAGAAAATGAGTGATAAGTTCAGTTCAAAAGTCAAGTCATCAAATGCACCAGCATTTTACAGGAAACTTGAAGACAACGGACCCAAATGGGGAAGCAACGTCAAACAAAACCCCGATGGGTCATTTCCATATGACTCAAAAATGCACAACACGCGGCCAGATGCTTGGAAATCTATGATTGCTGAGCGTATGGCATGGGCCCATAAACCAGAAGTGCCTGATAAAATTTATACTAGAAAAGCTCCAGAAAATTATGCAAAAAGAGCAAGATTTTAAACGCGTATGACAACGCGTATGACAACGCGTATGACAACGCGTATGACAACAAGGCTCCAGAAAAACTTTTATGACAACTTTGTCATAAAAACGGTGCTTCAAGGGCTCTAAATTATGATTGAAAAATTCTGATTACTTTTTCGTGTGGTTCTCGACACACTGGACATTTTGCGACACTAAATGCGCATTTTACGCATGTGCAAACATGCCCGCATGGAATAAATACAGCGTTTTGTATATTTTCCAAGCATATTTTACAACACTTTTCACCAAGCACGTCGTCTTCACCAAGCACGTCGTCTTCACCAAGCACGTCGTCTTCACCAAGCTCAGATTTACCAAGCACGTGTTCTACAAATGCGACACCTTTCATTTGTATGAGATATTCACAGTTTTTATAGCACCTTGCATGCTGTTCCCACGGATCGTCTTCAGGTTCCCAATCTTTCAGCCCACCTCCACACGAAAAACATGTAACTTTATCACCTTTTCCTGTATAGAAAAAGCCGGCGTCGCTCAACTGTTCCGGTTTTTGTTTCAGCGCCTTCGGCCAATCGGCAAAAGATTTCACTCGTTCCGACTCAATCATATAACTGGGGGGGTTGTCACTGGGGCGATTGACGAATGCAAACAAACTCATGACATTTTCATTGGGTTCTACACGGGGTTCTACACGGGGTTCTACACGGGGTTCTACACGGGGTCGGGGTAATTGTGAAGTGAAATTGTGGAAAAAGTCACTGAAAATAATCCCCCTAGAACCAACAACCTCATCGTCATAGTCATCGTCATCGTCATCTCCTCCTTGTTCGGTTGGTGAAGGTAATTGGTCTCTCAGGAGGTTTTCATCAATAGCCTCATTATCTGTTGGAAGTCCCAAAATCAGCGGACACCTATTCTGTGACCATCTGATATGGTCTGCTAAAACATCATCGCCTTCTTCCCACATGCCTATTTCGACTTCACAGAAAAAACATTTAACTAAATCACCTGGCCCGTAGTAGAAAAATCCGAACCGTGCCAATTGATGTTTATCTATGAATGAGACGGGCCAGGAATGGAATGTGTTTAAACGATTAAGTTCAATATTCATTTTGTCTTTTTAAACTTTTAGTAAAAACGGATTTTCAATTTTTCGCTCGACGCATATCACCCGACCTCGATCTATGAATGATACGGGCCATGAGTTGATGTGACCAGTTCTCATAAAATGTTTTCTTTCTTCATAAAATGGACCCAATGAATAAATTTTTGGAATCTCAAAATCCGACTGTAATTACAGAGAATTACAGCGTATTAACCGCCGCATCTGATTATTTAAATTACCATGGTTTAAGCACACCGAGTGGCCTCCCATATGTAAAACTGGCTCTCGACACGTATTTAGGATCGTCAGGAGTTGAAACAAAACTGCCGACAATGAGTGAGTACCTCTCAAATCAACAGTGTATCATTCTTCAAGAAGTCATAGAAGGGCCAACGATTGAAAGGTTTGGAGATGATGATGAGATAATTATTCCTCCGCTCAATACTGATGTGAGGTTCAGTTCAATATTGCCATTATATCAACCAACTGAATCTGAAAAAGAGGCTATATCATTCTCACATCCAAATTTAATCGTTAAAGAGGACTTTACAGCTGGTATAAATTTAAACGAGCGGGAAAAAGTCATCCCGCCTTTAAACACCGATATTAGATTTTCAGAAAATCTTCCGTTGATGGACTTCATGAGTGCCGAGGAAAAAGAAAATATCCGTAAAGACAAGAAGAAGTATCTTCCATGGGAGCACGACCACCCATATAGAAAGCACCCCAAAGGCTTACACATCCATGACCATATTTATGAAAACTTCTCGTGGGCTATCCCCACGAAAGAAGACACTCTCCTGGATTTGGTTAAGAAAAGTATAATCCATGGTGTAACATCGCAACACGCATGTGGATCTTGCTGGGCCGTCTGCTTTGCAACAACAATGAGCGACTGTTTTGTGGTAAGCGGCGCAATTGGGTGGGCCCCAAAAATCTCAGCAACATATCTGATGGCAAAAGTTCCAGTCGGAAAACTGCACAATATGTGTTCGGGGGGGAATCCCGCTGCTGTTGCTCCTTATCTTGAAAAGAACGGAATTGCCGATTCCTCATGTGTTGACTATTCTTGGTGTTCCGGAGACACAGAAGTGTGTAAAAGCGTTTCTTCCGCCAGACATTTTGACGCTAAATCTTTAGCATCAAAATTGAATAAAAACATCCCAAAACCTGCATCGTGTTATATGGGAGACATTAAAAGATGGCTGTATAAACTAGACAAAGGAAGCGATTCTTTCTTTATAAATAAAAACGCACCTATTGACGTTTTCAGAAATACAGTTCGGTCACATATCCTGGATTATGGACCTGTTATAGGGGGGTATGTTGTCTTGAAAAATTTCTTTACTGGGGATTTTACAGATCCAAAATTGAACGGAGGCGTGTATTTTGATCGCGCGGATTACAACAATTATCGAGGCGGAGAACTCACGTTTAGCGACCATATTGCAAAAGAAGCCTCAGGCCTGCACGCTGTTAGCATAGTTGGCTTTGGCGTTGCAAAAAATATTTTATATGACAACAATAAACGAGGCGATGTTCCTTATTGGCATTGCCGTAATTCGTGGGGGGAAAAATGGGGCAACGACGACGGCTACTTCAAAATAGCAATGTACCCTTTTAACAAAGTATCTCAGTTTGACAAACAAGTGATGACAGATATCGGAGGCCCAATAGGCTCAATGATTCTGATTAGAGCGACACAACGCCCTGTACAGGCCAAACTCGGACAAATGGACGAAAAGTTTCTCAGACAAATTAATCGCGAAAAAGAAGACTCGTTTTACAAAATGGACGCAGACGAATTTAGATTAAGAAACAGAGAAGAACTCTTAAATATTGATTTTGAAGATGGCAGCTTTCAGGACATGGATGAAGACGATGACAAGAAAACAATCCATATTGTTCGAATGCTTATT